GTTACCCTATTGTACTCTTACTATGTTAGATCGTTGCCAGTTGCAGTAAATACATTCGTTTCACTGAATATATCTGCTGTACCGCCAGCTCTAGTTGAACCGCCACCATCGCCATCGCCTGCAACATGTACTGCGTTATCAAATCTGATAGTCATAGTAACTGTTACTGGTTCGTTGGTTGAATAGTCGGAATCACTGTAATCAACATTTTGTAAGAAACAACCTTCCATTCCCCATGTTTCCATAGGTGCTGTGCTTTGACCATCTAGTATCTCAAGTCTAGTATTAAACTTATAATCTGATCCAGCCAACGGTGACTGTTGATTAAAGTGGTTTAACTGTCTTTGGACTTGCTTACCAGCTAATCTAGATACGGTGTTCTGAATATCATCACGAATAACAAGTTGAATTGTTTCCCATGTGTGCTTGCCTTGTACATAAACTTTAGAGTTGTAAGAATGAATTTCTACTTCTTCAAAATTAATTTTAGGTCTGCTGACATTCATAACGTTCTGTGTAAATTCTGTAGCACGGTTCTCGTTGCCGAAACCTTCAACCTTAACTCTAAATCGAAATTTGAGTTTAGGCATGAGGATGCCTGCTGTGCCACTTTCATCTACTGGAACACCGAACTTATTTTTGTTTCCAAATAAATCTGCCATTTGTTTTTCTCCTAACTTTAAATCCTTATGGATTTATGTTACAGTTATTTATCTAATTTAACGTATTTTCTTTAAAGTGCGTTTTAACAAGACAAAAAAAAGGGGCCTAAAAGACCCCTTTTTTACTTACGTTAGCTTCTTATTAAGACGCTGTTGAACCCAAAGTGTTCTGGATTCTGATTGGTATATAAATAAACTCAATCGCTTTCACTGGTTGGATCGCAATATCGATATAAAGTTCGTTTCTATCGATTCTTGTCGGAGTGTTGTTTGATCCGTCACATACTGTAACATAATCAAATAATCCTCTTTGGACTACTAAGTTAGATAGGAAACTATCTACTACGCCCTTTGCGTTCTGTCTTGTGATATCGTCATTCGGTTCAAACAAGAATGGCTTAACGATGTCGTCAAGTCTTTCTCTAATGTGAACAACTAGTCTTGCAACGTTGATTCTATCCAAAGCACTAGCAACTGGGTTAAGTGTCTTCTGACCGAAAACAACTAATCCTCTGCCTGGGAAAGATGCGATAGGATTAACTTTGTTCAAGTATAAATTATCTCTCTGTCCTTCGTTTAGTGATACTGGAGTGTACTCGCCATCAGCTGGGTTAACAAAACCTACTGAAGTTGCGTTCTGTACTAGTCCTCTTTGGAAACCAGCTGGTGCAAACCAAGGGAATGCAACTTGGTCATTATAAGCAAGAGTTCTTAAAGCAACATGACTTGCTGGTACAACTACGTTAGTACCGTCTAAGTTTGTTGATAAAGCACTTGGATAGTAAACTGCGGCATACGGAGAGCTTGTTAGCAATCCATCTTCACCGTTTTCACTAGCAGTATTGGCATTAGTTGCCCAATTCTTAGTGCTTGTTGCGTCTGCTTTAAGTCTAAATGGTGTGTCGCCAATAACGAATGCTGTATTTCTTCTATCACCACTTAATGCAACCATCTCATCTAATAGCTCAGGAAAGCCTGGAGATGCTATTAAGTTAAACGAGTTAGTTTCTGCTCTAAGGTCATCGTTACTTACGATAGCACTTTGCATTGCAACTTTAACTACATTGTGTACTGCTTTTCTTAAGCCGAACATTTTGCCGTCTACTTGGTTCTTTGATGCATCAACCCAAACGTTACCAATGTTAGTAGACGCCGGAGTATAATTAATCTTATACTGCTTAACACTACCACTTGAAGCACGTTTGTTAAAAGCTATCATACCTTGTGGGTATGCAGTTCTTAATGGAGCATCAGCGTCCAAAGCACTTGTTTTAGTTTGTCTAAAGTCTGCGTAAATAATACCTTCAGCAGTTACTTGATCTTTTCCGTCAATTTTTACCCACTTGCTTGAAGCACGTTTGTAAAGTGCTGGATAGTTTTCAGTATCATCTGAATCTAACCATACATCGCCATTGACCAATGCTGTACCGTCTGCCTGTACACTTGGTGCTGTTGAAGCCACTAGTAATTCAGTCGAAAGTGTCTGCCAACCAGCAGATGCATCGTTTTCTAAAATATCTGTTTTTGCTAAGGATACAGCCGCATCATACCAATATGTATTTTCTGCTAATGTACCTGTAATTGTTGATTTACTTGCTTCGTAACTTAATGCTCCGAAGTTAGAAAATACAACATCAACTGTTGCCGCGCCTGCGCCAAATCCTATTGAACTTGGACCAAAGTCAGCATGGTTACTATTAACTGCTATGTCTCTGCCTGTAGATGATACTAACACAACATTTGTGTCACTACCCTGTGAAGCAACAACTTCTGATATGCCAGCTCCTGCAAGAGCACTGTTAATGTCAAACACTGCATCTTCAACTGTCGAAGTTGCTGGAGTGCTTGATATAGAACCAGTTAATGTTACAACAACTGTTGCGCCATTATAAACAATATCAATGCTAGAGTTACCTGAAACATCAATAGACGTTTTAGTAGCACCAGTACCAGTATTAGTTGCTTTACCGTTATGTCTTTTTAATTCTAGGCTTGCTGAAGTTCCGTGAACTGCAACTACCTGTCCAACTGTTACATTGGCAGTGCCAATAGTTGTGTAAGCTGTATCAGTATTTGCGTAGAACGGTGTTGCTACTGCACTGAAAGACTTACTTGCTAGACTGTATAATTTAACACTTAGATCTGCTCCAGTGTTAGGTGTAGTTCTCTGAATGAAAATGTCACCTGTTGACAATGATGTTACACCATCGCTTTGTAATGTTGGTACTGCAAGGTGTGTTCCAAATTGGAAGTCACTGCTTGTAGCAGATACCCAACTTGCTGAACCAACTTCCTGCCAGTCATCACTGTACTTTTCGTAGTACTTGACTGCAGATGCTGTTCCGCCAGCGGCTGTGTTAGCCACTACTGCGTAATCACCGTTAAGACCAAATGCTTGACTTGGTGCGCCGGATGCTCTGATATTGATTTTATCTACAACTGATACGGATTTCTTTACCCATGCTGTGCCTGACCATTCTCTAAGTCCAAACTTTGAACTTGCTGTGTCAAACCAATATGAACCATCTGCAATAGCGCCTGTTGGTGCTGTTGCTGTCGCCGCCAATTGACCTAGGTCAATATCTGCTCTGACAATGAATGCTCTGTTGGCTAAACCCAAGAAACTGTGAGCCGCTAGTAAGCCGTATTCGTTGAGATCATAACCATTTAGTGCTGTACTGCCACTGCTGTAAAACAACGGATTACCGTAGTTCTGTAATAACTCTCTTTGACTCGTGATTAATTTTAATTTTCCTGCTTGTGCTTTCGAAGTGAATGCTGAAGTCCCTGATCCATCTGGACTGCTCTTATCTTGAGCGGTCGCTATGATTAGTAAAGGAACAGTTCCAGCGCCTGCTGAGGCGTAAAACGATTCATCATTAACACTAATGCTAACACCAGGTGATACTAATTCTGCCATTATAATCTCCTAATTTAATTTCGCTACATAGTATTATGTATAGATATTTATCAAAGAAGTGTTAAAAAGGTATTATTATGCCAGCGGTTTTCTAAATTTAGGAGTGGTTTGATAAATATGCGAATTTTATTTACTAACTTGGATATCGGTATTATTTTCTAAGTCTACACATATTTTAAGTACAGATGCTTCTAGGTCAGATAAAGTGCCAGTGTTCTCAATTTCATAGTCAAACTCATAGCCTACCCATTTCCATTCACTAGCATGTACATGACTGTATTTAGTTTCCATTGTCTTATGGGCAATTATACTACCGTTGTTGGCCCAAACTGCAGAGTCATACCATTCAGGTAACTCAGTACGTTTTACATGTATTACAACTCCGCCCAAGTCTTTAATTAGGTTAAGTTCGTTTTTAAACCTAGCATCGCTAACTACGACACATATCTCTTCTTGTCGCTGTTTTCGTATTCTGTATTCTAAACTGTTTAACCACATGTCTTGACTAAAGTGTGTGCGAATAATATCTGTGCCTAACAACTGAAGTGCTAGTCTAGGAGTAAATTTATCAATACCAAGTTTACTAGTCCAATATAAATCAGTAGTTTCTCTGAACTCTCTGCTGTGTGTTGTATCACCTTCCAGCAGGTCTCTGTCCCAGCCAAAGATGCTAGAACACATATCCTTTAACGGTGCCGCAAAACTATCCTGTACACAACCCTGTTCTACGAACATTTTTGCCACAGTGTCTTTGCCACTTCCGATAAAGCCGCAGATGCCTATTAAATTACTCATACTGTTACTTATATTATAGTTTCGTTTATATTACTTTAAAAAGGTGCCGTTGTCAACCATTTTTTCCCATGTACTGAACGGAATGTCCTTTTCAGCCATTAGTCGTAGTGTTACTCTTGGGGTATTGTCTTGTATTTTTACTTTGTGCCACTTTGCTAAGTTAAGTAAGAAAGGATTATCGAAACCCTCTTTTACTGCTACCTGTGTTAAATGAGGTTCCCAAACTTCTGGCTTGCAGAAATAATCATTGGGACTACTTGTCATTAAACTGCCGTCTGCTGTATAAGACCTAGGCTTAATGTTACTAAATATATTTTTTGAACTTGTGCCTGTCACTTCTTTTGTGATATAATCTGTGACGATTTCTTCAGTTGCTTGTTGTAATTCATCATCACCGTCTGCAAATAGTATTTGGGAATTAATTGGATCGCCGATCAATCTAAAATTACAAACTGTGCTGTAACGTTGTTCAGTCATTATAGGATCGTGGTGTGCTGGATACTGTAATCCTTCACAATGCCAATCCGACGGATCGTTCCATGCTAATAGTGTGCAAGGGAAAAATTTATGTCCCATGCCAGTTGACCACATACTTTTAATAAACTCGTCTGGAAAATTATCCCTAACAAACTCATTCATCATACGCATAACTTTCTTGTCAGTGATGTAACCTACACCGCTAAAGTTTTGTTTAAGTTCTTTGCCGGAGTAAAAATCTGAAGTTGAATCGTGCCACTGTACTTTGTTAGCACCTAAGTTTGATTTTGAGGAGTAGTTGTGTATAAGTTCTAGATCTTCTTCACACAGTATATCGTCTACAGTGAACGGATTGTCTAAGTCTGGAAGTTCACAAAAACAGTTGTTCATTAACTCTATCCAAGAACAAAACCGAGAGGAGCATTACCTTCTTCCATGTTATGGAGTCCAGCAATTAATGAATCTAATTCAGTAAGGGCTTCTGCTTTTAGAGCATCACCGTTAAGTGTAGTTGCGCCACCAGGTCCTGGAAGTCCTCCAGGGAATTTGCTTCTTGCTTCGCCGAGCATCATTTTACTCTGGGCTAAAGCATAAGCAGATAACCAGTCGCTTGCATATACATCTTTTATTAGTACACTTTCTGGAATAAAGTTGTGTACACCTACTGCAATATCTTCTGCGTGATTTACATTTCTTAAAATAGTAAGTTCTTTTGAATTTCTGTTGAAGTTAAAGTTGTACTCGCTACCAAATATACGACCAATGGTTTCTTTGTATTGTGCAAATGCATCAAATACTGCAAGTCCGCCCATTTGCCCTGCTTGTAACATGTACATGTTATTAAATGCGACATCAAACGGATCAAAGTTTGTACCGCCGCCACTATTAGTGCCAACGCCACGTCTATACAATCGTTTTACATCAATTACTTCGTCAGGTAATGTATATTTTACAACACCTGCTTGAGTCTGAATAAAAATAACCGCTTCTTCGACTGAACCTGAACTAAGTTGTCTATATTTTGCGATTGCTTTGTTAATTGCAACGTCATAATGGGCTCTGTCTAACTCGACATCCACCATTCCATCTGCTAGACGCAATCCTATCTCTGTGATAAGTTCGTCTCTATTGTTGTAACCTATTTGATCAATTTTAGTAGCCATACATGTATTTATCTTTTATAGTATCTAGAATGCTCTAAGTATGATTGTAGTATCATTTAATCTACCAGTTAACCGTGTGGGTGTTGTTTTAACTTCTTCGAATGATTTGTTGAACTTTGTTTTGGCTTTACCAGTCCAGTTGTTAATCTGCTCTGCTGGTTTACGCAATGTTTTCTGCATACTAGTGTCTATATCGTATCCTAGTATAGAGGTTCCTTTGACCATTAAACCTGCGCCTTCCCTACCTAGTGCTTTAGGGTCCTTATTGCTCGCATGATAAACGCCAATCTTACGGGACTTAGTATTGTAGATCCAAACTTCATTAGCGTACACGACATCTGTGGGCGTTATAGATGCTATTCCTAGTGTGCCGTCGGCTACTTGAAACTTCATCTTCTTAACAATAACATCTTTGCTTCTTGCTTTAGGCTTTCTAGTCTTGCGAGTTGCCTTACCTGTTAGGATAATTGCATCGCAGGCATTCATAATCTTTTCGAAGTATTGTATATACTCTTTCTTCATTTTCTTGTTCATAAAATCGTATGCTTCGTTCAGTTGCTCACATGTTCCTGCTAAACTTTCAACTGCTTCAGCATGTTGAGGCTCGTATTGGTCTTTTACTAGTTTTGCGTGTGCTGGTTTAATTACCCCACCGCTGAATATTTTCATATCTTTTTCAGGATCAAACGAACTAACATCAAATTTGTTAGCAACAACGTATCCATCTAGTATTTCGTCCCAAGCGCCACACAAATCTGTTATTTGTTCTAGCATACGTTGTTGTATACTAATCTTAGGCTTTGCGTCTGCTTTCTTCTCTTCCAGCTTTTCCATGATTGCCTCTGCCTTGTCTTCAAGTGGCGGTATCTTTTTAAGTAAGTGTTGCTTTACATCATCGTGCATGTATCCAGTCTTGGACCATATGAATGTATGCTTTGCAAATGTGCTGAACCAAACGTCAGGGACTCGCTTTAACTTTTTAAGAAGTTCTGCATCGAGTCCACTTGCTTTTTCAAGCCAGGGCTGGATGGTTGCCGAGCATTTCTTATCAGCAACTTCATAATGGACAAAGTATTCCATGTCTCGTACCATTTTAAGTTTTTTTGCTTCGTCATCAATTAGTGCTAAGTCCGACCATTTAGGTTCGGGCATTAAGTAGACGTTCTTTGCTTTTCTTTTAGCCATATTATCATCTTATGTTTTTTGGGTTACAAACGATAATTAGTATAACTTAAAATAAATCCTGTGTCAACTGGTAATTTTTGAATCAAAAGAGCAAAAAATGACTGAAAGCTGGATTAAAGTGCTTTTGCTGTTAAACCGATGGTTGCCTGTGATACTCTAACTGCATCTTTGTATGTTACACACTCATAAAACAAGTGTGAACGCTTCTTTGCTACTAATTCAGCAGTGTAAGTGAGTATGTCGCCAGGGAAGACAGGCTGTCTAAATTTTACTTTGTCTATACTAGTAACAAATGTCACTATCTTTGAAAGGTCAACATCACCAAACTGTTCTTTCGCAGTATTCAATGCATGGAGTCCTGCTGTTTGATTCATACCTTCTATCATATAAACACCTGGCCATATCTTGATGTGTGGGAAGTGTCCCTCAAGTACTGGGTGATCTAACGGAACTGTGTATGTGGCTTTAACAACTGGGCCGGGGCCTATTTCGTGGCTGTCAATTAACAGTATAGGGTGAGCATGGGGTAGGTTCATGTAACTATATATCCTGTGTCAGTAATAATTCTGTGTATTTTAGAAACTTCAATGCTTGTAGTTGGGCTAACTGTTGCGTATGCTCAGGTATGCCTTGATGAAATTCTTTTGGTGCCCATTTAATATCTTCACTAATTGTGGGCCAATGTAATCCTTGTGCTACTAATTCTACTATCCCTATGGTGTCTAGTATCGAGGTCATGCCATTATCTTTGTACGGCTTCATGCCTTTACGTCTAAAATAATTCAATATCATTTTTTCACACATAGCTAATGACACGCCATTTCTATTTGTCCAGGTTTTAAACACACCGTTATGCAACTCTCCGGACATTGTGTACCCGTGTGCCTTCCAATTTTTAGAAAATTCGCTAAGACCACGTTCCTCAATATCCTTATTGTGCATTTCTTCAGGTGCAATATGTAAAACTCGCAACGTAGGTCTGTCTATTGGAAATTCATCGCTACTTAATATCCTAAACGTCTCTTGTATACTTTCCTTTGTGTCACTGGGCAATCCTAGAATAAAACCTGAGCCGGTTACTATGTCTTTCCAGCCATGATTATCTTTTAAGTCTCTAAGGAAGGACATTTGCAGTGCTGGATTCAATCCTTTGCCGATATCTTTTGCACTCTCCGGATTTGTTGTTTCAACTCCAAACTCTGCACGTTTCAACCCCATCTCTATGAGTAATTGGTGTTGTGGTACGTCCTGATTACGGTTAACCCACAGCATATCTAATCTTAAATAACATGAGAATGTAATCTTGAAGGGCAAGTTAGTAATAATTTCATGCAAGTGTATCATTTTTGCGTGGTCATCATTGAATGTATCCTCTACAAACCAATAATCCGATATGCCATGCTGTTCATAGTTATCAATGAACTCTTGTTTAATGTTCTCTGCAGACTTATAGTATGTGCCTTTTTCTTTACCGGTTAATTCAAAACTACAGAACGAACATTTAAATATACAACCCCTTGCCGACTCTAACGGTACTATCTCTCCGGGTATCAATATATCAGACTTTATAAATTTCATGGTACTGTGCTTCATTTCTAACTGGCTAAGTAAATCTAACTTATAAGGGTGTGTAGTATGAACTGGCATATCGTCTGCTGTGTGGTTTTTCATCTCATCTAACATGTCAGGCATAGTCACATCGCCCCAACCCACATTTATGTAGTCGACATTCTTTAATTCAACATCTTCTCTAGCCCTAGTTCCGCCTTTTACAAACTTTACGTCAGGATTAATACTTTTTACATAACTTGTGAAAGCATCATCTATTTCTTCACCATGTGTTAGGAAACCTTGGTACGCATACAATGGGTCATCGTATATTTTACCTAAATCCTTTATGCCTTCAAGTGGCAAGGCTGGCATTTCCTTGGGCAACATGTTTAACATCCAAGGATACCGCATATAAAATGATATTGAAATACCTATAGCGAGTGTGTTCTCTCCGACATACTTGTCTGCAATACGTTTCAATGTTTCTATATCGTAGAAGCTCTGATAATCTACCACTTGTACTGTATACCCACGCAATCTACATTCATGTGCAACTTTATATGCACCCATTGTTTTAAGATAAAGTGAATTACACTTACTTTGTGAGTGATGTACGGCAAGTGGGTCGTAGTCTGGGTCCAATTTTCGTGTCATTAATGATTTAGATATGTCCGGGTCTGGTTCTTGCCCTTGTGTTGATGCCATCTTGTGCATAAGCACATTATAGTTCTGTGCATTGTATAGTCCAGCTGGATCTGTGAGTATAATAAAGTCTACGGGTGTGTGGTTAGTGACTTCAAAGTCTTTAAACGGATTAAGTTTCATAATTAATATCCTGTGTCAGCAAAGTTTTGATGTAATGCAGTATCTTACTACGTTGCATTTCAGTAAGTCGTTGCTGATGCTTTTTTGATCCATCCCATTCACCTGGTGAAAATTGTAAGGCAGTTATCGTAGGGAAAGCGAGTCCTTTTGCTTTTAACTCTACTTCAAACAGTGATTGTAGGCGACCTTCTGAACGAATATTAATATTTTTGCAAAACTTCTCGCAGTCTGCTAATGTTAATCCGTTCTTGTTTATATAATTAGGTGAGCCGCCGGCATTAGTTCCAATTAACGTGTATCCGTAGTCCTGCCAGTTACGAGAAAACTCACTACTGTCGCGACTGTCAAGAGCCGGGTTCAATGTTACTGGATCAAGTCGAAGTGGTCGTATTGCTATCCTATCTAACACAGTGTTTGTGCTAAGAAGAAACTTACTCATTTTAGCGAGTGACTCTATTGTGTCGCTGGGTAGTCCTACAATAAAGCCCGATGACAGAACCATATCCTCCCAGCCATGCTTGTCTCGTAGTTCTCTAAGAAAGGAAAATTGTATTTCTGGGTGCAGTCCTTTGCCAATGTCCTTTGCACTCTCCGGATTTGTTGTTTCAATGCCAAACTCTACATGTTTCAGCCCCATCTCTAATAATAACTGGTGCTGTGGTACTGGTTGATTCCTGTTAGCATACAGTAAATCTAATCTCAAGTAGCAAGTAAACTGAATTTTGAAAGGCAAGTTCGTAATAATCTCATGTAGCCTAATTATCTTCTCGTGGTCATCGTTGAACGTGTCTTCGACTATCCAGTAATCAGTAACGCCAAGTTCATAATAATTATGCTCAATTTCTGCTTTAATATTTTCACAACTCTTAAAGTACGAGCCTTTTTCTTTTCCTAATAGTCCAAAGTTGCAAAACTTACACTTAAATATACACCCTCTAGCAGTCTCAAGCGGTAAAGGTTCGCCTTGTATTACTACATCCGATTGAATAAACTCCATTGACGAGTGTTCCATCTCAATTTTACTTATAGTATCCAATGTATAAGGATGTTTCGTGTGTACCGGCAGTTCATTTGCTGTGCCATCTCGCAATCTTGTTAGTAACCCGGGCAATGTTACATCTCCCCAGCCTACATTTATAAAATCAGTATTACTATACTCGGCATCCTCTCTTGTAAACGCCCCGCCCGTTATAAATTTTACATTAGGGTTAATACCTTTTACATAGTTTACAAATTCATCATCCAATTCCTTTCCGTGAGGTAAGAACCCGTGATCCTTTGCTCCGGGAAATGGATTGAACAGTTTATCTAAATCAGTTGCTCCATCTAAAGGCACAAATGGGTATTCGATGGGTAATGCATTTAGAGTCCAGGGCATTTTTACACTAAATGTATTTGACTTGCCCATTGCCAATGTCTCTTCTCCGACATACTTGTCTACAACACGTTTTAATGTTTCAACATCCATCGCTGATGTATTGTCAACTACTTGTACCGTGAAGCCGGCAAGCCTACATTCGTGTGCAAGTTTATAGGCACCTAACGCCTTATGTTGGTAACGAGCATTAAATGCGTGTGGGCGTGTAGCAGTTGGGTTAGATAGTATGTCCCTAGATACTTCCCATGGGTGTTTGCCGTTGTGTAACAGCAACACGTTAACATCTGTGTACGTTTGTGCTAGACTGTTTGCGCCAATAGGATCAGTGAATATAATAAAATTCATTGGTGTGTGATTGGTAACTTTGAAGTCTTTAAACGGATTTAGCCTAGATAATGCCACTATAGATCCTGTGTCAGTAGTAATTCAGTATACTTTAAGAACTTCAGTGCTTGTATTTCTGATAACTGTTTTGTGTGTTTAGGATTTGTTTGCTCGAATTCTAATAGATCGAATTTGATGTCTTCACTAACTGTGGGCCAATGCAATCCTTGGGCCACTAATTCTGCAACGCCTATTGTGGCTAATATTGCCATGTTCATTTGTTGAGCTTTGGCGGACTTAAACGGTTTGAAGTCGTGGCGTCTAAAATAATTCAATAGCATTTTTTCACACATCTCTAAAGACACACCATTTCTATTTGTCCAAGTTTTAAATATGCCATGCTGGTTGTCGTACGACATAGTGTACCCATGCTCTTCCCAATTCTTGGAAAATTCACTAAGCCCACGTTCCTCAATAGCATTGTTACCTGTTTCTTCAGGTCTAATGTGCAATGACCTAATTGTAGGTCTGTCTACTGGGAAATCATCTCGACTCATTATCTTAAACATTTCTTGGATACTTTCCTTTGTGTCGCTAGGTAGACCCATAATAAAACCTGACCCGATTAAAATATCTTTCCAACCGTGATCCGCTTTTAAGTCTCTTAAAAATTGTAATTGTATTTGTGGATTCAATCCTTTGCCGATATCCTTTCCACTGTCATGGTTAGTCGTCTCAATACCGAACTCCACTCGCTTCAATCCCATCTCTAGTAGTAGCTGATGCTGTGGAGGGTTATGTTTGTTGCCAATGAAAAGTAAATCTAATCTTAAATAACATGAGAACGTAATTTTAAATGGTAAACTAGTAATAATCTCATGCAAGTGTATCATTTTGTCATGGTCATCGTTGAAAGTATCTTCGACAAACCAGTAATCTTTTATGCCATGTTCTTCGTAATTGTGTATAAATTCTTGTCTGATGCTTTCTTCTGACTTAATGTATGTGCCTTTGTCTTTACCAACTAATTCAAGACTACAAAATGTACATTTAAAAATACAACCTCGTCCGGACTCAAGTGGCATCAGTTCGCCAGGGAATAACAAATCTGACTTTGTAAATTTCATGGTACTGTGCTCCATTGCTAACTTACTGAGCAGGTCTAACTTGTAAGGGTGCTTAGTGTGAACTGGCATATCGTCAGACGTGCCTGCTTTTATTTCATCAAGCATCTCCGGCATAGTCACATCGCCCCAGCCCACATTTATGTAGTCGACATTCCGGTGAACTATATCTTCTCTTGCTCTAGTTCCGCCTTTAATAAACTTTACATTAGGGTTAATGTCTTTTACATAGTTAACAAAGGCATCATCAATCTCTTCACCGTGTGTTAAGAAGCCGGAATAGTTAAGAGTCCAGTCGTCAAATATTTTGCCTTCATCTTTTACGCCTTCAAGTGGCAATACAGGCATTTCTTTTGTCACCATATTCAACATCCAAGGATATCGCATGTAGAATGATACCGATATGCCGATTGCCAATGTGTTTTTGCCTACATACTTGTCCATAATTCGTTTTAACGTTTCTAAATCATAAAAACTTTGGTAATCTACAACTTGTACAGTGTATCCACGTAACCTACATTCATGTGCAACTTTATATGCACCCAATGTTCGTAAATGGTAAGAATTTGACGGGCCACGGGAATGAGATATAGCATTAGGACTATACGAGTCGTCTGTTTTGCGAGTCTGTAGTGCTCTAGCAACATCAGGATCAAGCTCCTGCCCAGTCATCTTGAACACTGCCTGCATGTGTGTGCCCCAGTTCTGTGCATTATACAGTCCGTATGGGTCTGTAAGTATAATAAAATCTACTGGTGTGTGGTTAGTGACTTCAAAGTCTTTAAACGGATTTATTTTTGACATACATGTATTTATTGTTTTTTACAAAGGCTTGAATGTTGTTACGGCGGCTAGTCTACGAATGCACGTTCTAATACAAAGTCATTTGGTTCGCCCAAGTTTCCTTCTATAAATCCGTTACCTTCAAAGTAGTCTCTACATTGATAATTCATCTCTGGGCCGCCACAAACCATAACCCTGTCAGTGTCTTTATTGAATCCGTTGTCAGTAAAGTGTTCTACATGTTCCCAAAAACGTCCTTTACGCACATAATCTTCTTGGGTGCAAGTATCGTAATATGTAAATGAAAATGTTTCTGCTAACTCTACCATCAAGTCAGTGTATGTATGTTCAGCATGTGTTCGAGTGGTGTGTACTACAATAACGTTTTCAAACTTTTCGTAAGTGCCGGGATCTCTAATAATACTTAAAAACGGAGCAAGACCTGTTCCTGTTGAAAGCAAATACAGATTCTTCGCTGAGGTTACGTTATCAATCGTTAGAGTGCCCGTTGTCTTAGGCATTACTACTATTTCGTCTCCGACTTTTAAATGCTGTAGACGGCTTGTTAGAGGTCCATCCGGTACCTTAATACTTAGGAACTCGATTTCGTCTTCATAGTTAGCACTAGCAATGCTATATGCTCTAAGCAATGGTCGAGATCCTTCCTCTTCGCCTTTTAATCCAATCATAGCAAACTCGCCGTTTATGAATCGAAAACTCTGGTTGCGTGTTGTTTTAAAGCTGAAGGTCTTGTCTGTCCAATGATGTACCCATGTAACTTTTTCTGTATACATTCTTAATCCTTGTGATGTAAAATACCTGGTGGAGCTGATAGGGATCGAACCTACGACCTGTTCCGTGCAAGGGAACCGCTCTCCCAACTGAGCTACAGCCCCAGATATTTTCTTGCTTACTTAATATTTCTATTTAAGTATTTCTTCATGTTATCGCCAACTCTCGCTGAGTTTCTTTTAACATTTTCACCGATCATTTCAGCATTCCTCATAAGGTTCTTGCTAATCTGTTCTGCGTTCTTCTGGACATTCTCACCAATCTTAGAAAAGTCAAAATCAATATCTACGATTTCTTTTCTTTTTAACACTGCTGGTGTTGTTGCCTTACTTACTTTTTTGGTTGTTATTGCATTAACCATGTTATACCTTCCTGTTACACTTGTAACAATGCCTACGAACTATTCGTAGTTGGAGCGGGTAATCGGAATCGAACCGATATCCAAACGTTGGCAACGTCTTGTAATAACCGTTATACTATACTCGCTTACTGCGTATATTTACCACCAGCATTGCCAATGCTCTAAAATAGTGGCGGAGAGTGAGGGATTCGAACCCTCGGTCCAGTTACCCAGACGCCTCCTTAGCAGGGAGGTACTTTCGACCACTCAGCCAACTCTCCGAAATTACTTATACAGTATAATAGTTATCAAAGTATTTGTCAAGAACTTCAGGAAGTGATAAATACTACATTATGCCTAGATTAAGTTTATGGAACAAGAACAAAGGAAACGATTATGACTTTATTGATAGAGTTGTAGCCGAGTCTGTCAACGCAGGTGGCACAGGAGTTTATGTACATAAGTATGTAGGCACTTATAAAGATGACACATCTGCAAGTATTGGAAGCGAGGAACTGTATATCCAAGACGTTGTCTTTTTAGAGAACAGGGATAGAAAGTATGACGCTGACATTTACGAGCTACGTGGTGCATATCAAATTGCAGACCCCGACTTCGATTTAACACAGTTTGGACTATTTGTAAATAACGATTCGTTATCTATGACTTTCCATATGAATACCTGTGCTAACATGTTGGGTAGGCGATTGATGGCAGGCGATGTGCTTGAGCTTCCGCATTTAAGAGATGATTTACTCTTAGGCGGTGGAGCCGCAGTTAATAGATTCTTCGTTGTAAGTGATGCTGGCAGACCAGCAGAAGGTTACGATGCTAGATGGTGGCCTCACTTATGGAAAGTCAAACTTAAAAATATTACAGATAGTCCTGAGTACAGAGACATACTCGGTACAGGTGAACAAGCTGACGACCTTAGAAATATTTTAAGTACATACAGCACTGAGATTGCAATATCGGATAAGGTTATAGAACTAGCAAATTCAGAAGTTCAATATGACGCTGGTTATTATGAAGGTGGACACTTATATGTTGATCCTAATTCGCAAGACAAGCCTGGTGTATACTTCCCCGGTGACGGTGAAGCTCCTAACGGTATATCAATAGTAGGCAGTGGCGATGCAATGCCACTAGATGCAAATGACGGAGAGTACTACTTGAGAACTGACTTCAGTCCACACAGACTGTTTAAGAAGCAAGGTACTAGATGGATTAAGGTGAGCGATGACAACAAGAATGTCTGGAGTGCCGCCAATAAACTACTCACATCATTCGTTAACAATGATAAAATAACTACTAACACAGACGGTACTACTCAGTCAGAAAAGACTAATATGAGTAAGGCTGTGAAACCTAAGGCAGATTAATATGGCAAATATGGATTACTTTTATGACGCACAGTTAAGAAGATACTTGCTTCAGTTCATGAGAATATTCAGTGGCTTTACAGTTGCAGAAGGTAAACGTGATGGTGTTACGAACTACCAAAAAGTTCCAGTAAGATATGCAGACATGCAACGTATGGTTGCACATATATTGACCAAAGGTTCGGAGAACATGGTTAATAGTACACCGTTTATATCATGTAACATTTCAAGTTTGCTTATTGCTAGAGACAGAGCACAAGATCCAATGCTTGTTAGTAAAGTACAAGTTGCTGAAAGACAATATGACTCTGGCAATGCTACTTACAGTTCGGCAGAGTTTCCTGGAAATTTATATACAACAGATAGATATATGCCTGTTCCTTACAACTTAACAATGAACATTGATATTTGGAGTGGGAACACAGATCAAAAATTACAATTACTAGAACAAATTTTAATCCTATTTAATCCTAGTATACAACTACAGCAAGGAAACAATCCATTAGACTGGACTAGTTTATACGAAGTCGAATTAACTGATATACAATGGAGCAACAGAAGTGTTCCTGCAGGAGTTGATGAAACAATTGATGTTGCTACACTAACATTTGTGTTACCTATATGGGTAAGTCCTCCCGCTAAAGTTAAAAGACAAAAAATTATTAATACTATTATAACAAATATTTACGACACAGGCAGTGTCGGAGATTTAGGTTATGACGAAGATATGTACGACTTCTTTAGAGACTTGGATCAAGACTTTGAGTTGCACACAATATCACCTAACAATTATGAAGTTGAACTTACTGGTACAGTGGCCAAGTTATATAAAAACGGTGCCACAGAAGCTAACTGGAATGATTTACTAGAAGTACTCTCCCCACAGGGAACCGGTACAGCGAATGCTAACATAAGTATTTCAGACATTCCGTTAACTACAGCAAGTACATTACAACTTAATATATCGAACGATGTAGACTCGTCTACATTGATAACTGGCTTAGTGGCAAGGAATCCAGCGGATGCATCTAAACTTATATTTACATTGGATACTGACACTTTGCCTTCAACAACACAAACAAACGTAACAAGAATAGTCGATGCTACAGCAAACTATCCAGGTGATGGCACTTTAGCCGTAGCAACAACAGGACAACGTTACTTACTTACTACAGAGTTACATGGCGCTAGTTGGGGTATATCCGCAGACGCTAATGACATTATTGAATACAACGGCACTGCATGGATTATATCGTTTGATGCTTCTACATCAGCAAACCAAGAAAGTGTTCATTATGTTAAAAACTTATACACAAACAAACAATACAAATGGGAAAACGTTCAATGGACAAGCACATACGAAGGGAAGTACAACCCAGGGTTCTGGCGCCTGAACGTATAATCAAAGAGAGCGTTCTACAAACACTTAACCCGATGACTAACTTATCTAGACACAACGGCATAAGTGCCGCTGGTGTTTTGTTCTTATCCAAGTCTACAGGCAGATGCTTATTCCAACTCCGCAACTCCGACAAGAAAGGAAAACACACCTGGGGTTTTTGGGGAGGTATGATGGATGACGGTGAGACTACTTACGATACTATTCAACGTGAACTTATGGAAGAAATAGGTCTCGTCCCAGAACTAAAAAAATTAAATCCCATTGATGTATACCAAAGTAAAGATAAAAACTTTATGTACTACAGTTTTGTATACCTAGTCGACGATGAATTTATCCCCAATCTTAATAAAGAGAGTGCCGGGTATGCTTGGGTCGATATAGGTAATTGGCCTATGCCACTACACTTTGGTGCTAAGAGCACTTTAGGAAGAAACAAGGGCGTTAATAAACTACGCACTATCCTAAAGATCAATATGTGATAAGTAATAGCATGTCAAAGGATATTATAAATTTTGACTCTATACGTTTGACTACTGAGCTTAATAAATTCAAACTACACAAAACAATTCCCAACACATTTTTAGACGGTACGTTCTCTATACTTGACCTTAAGGAGAACTACGAAGACTTTTCTGCTAAACATAAGAGGATAGCAGACAGGTTAATAAAAGTCTATGAAGTGGAAATTAGGGAAAGTGCAGATGGTTTAGCAAAGAGCATGGAGAACGAGTATAGAGGATTCTTAAAAAACCAACGTTGTAGAGAACACTGGTGGGTATACCCTGCCGTGATGAAAAAATACAGAGTAAATATAAATCCTGTGCGAGCAGTGTACTACGAAACAAAAGAAATGGTTAAGAAGTTTAACAGTCATAGTCCACATCATGGGTGGCTATTTGATATAGTGTCTAGCAACGAATGGCATCAACGAGTAATGAAAGCAATTTTAACTGACCGACAACGTGTTGATAAAATTATAAACTTCTATCTTCCGCTATACGAAGCTTCGGGTCTACGTATTCCTATTGAGTTAACACATTTAAAAACATTGAGGTCTGATTTGCTTGACTATGCAAATCTATTTACTGCTGTTAGGCAATGGACTCCGGACGACTAACTACTTGCCTGTGGCAATAAATATCCCGTTCCAATCTTTAGGTAAGTCTTGTGTTAGTTGAAATTCACAACGTTCAATCCACATAGCATAATAATCTTTCATCTTACCATCAAAGGTTTTAGACAGTTGATTACACAATTTAATTGCTTTATTAAAGTCTTGGTTACGATAATGTTTATGCATCTGTGCGTGTAGTTGCTTACCTTTAACATACTTAGTTCGCTTAATATCCAGTACAGTGTATATTTCTATTCCAACACTTTTACCTTTTACTTGCAAGTCATCTACTTTTAGATAAAAGAAATCACTCTTAGTATGCTTGTATGTGTCTCCACCTACAAGTAATAAGCACCCATACTCTTTACACTTGCTTTCTATTCTCGCGGCAGTACTAACTGCGTCTCCGAGTATGTCATATGAGTGTCTTGCAGTGGAGCCCATTTCCCCAATATAACCGAGCCCAGTATTAATACCAGCACCCATACCAATGGGTGGTCTGCCCTCTTTAACAATTTTATCATTAAACTTCTCCACTGCCCTAAGCATTTGTAATCCTGTTTGCACCGCACTCTTAGGATGATCTGGGTCGTCCATAGGAGCATTGTGTATGTGCATACTTGCATCGCCGATATATTTAATCACCATGCCGTCTGCATCAAGTATAGGTTGTGTAATAGCATCCATATACTCGTTCATCATTTTTGTTAAGCCCTGTACATCATCGCCAAAGCTCTCACCTAGTGGAGTAAAGCCACGTAAGTCTGAAAAGCATATACTAACTTCTTTCTTCATGCCTTGTTTAATTAAGTCCGGGTTATCTTGTAACATTCTAACAACGGTAGGTGAGGCATATCCAGCAAATTGTTTCTGTATTTCTTGTCTCAATTTAAACTGTACCCAGAAGTTATTAAAACTTGCCTGTGTAAAAATTAAGAATGTTGCTATTGCAGGGAAGGTTGCATCGAACAAATATAAGTTTGCAGTATAAAAGTGTACAGTAGAATAGGCAATTGCTCCTACAATACTTACTGTAGTAAACAGTCCTGCCCATATGGGTAACTTATATATCGCAAGAGCCACTAGGATCATGCTCAACAACGCACACAGAAGCTCGTACACAGCACTTAGTTCACTCCTGGTAATGTTACTACCATCAATAAAGTTCTGTAGCATATGAGCTTGTATGTACTGTGGATATATGTTGCCTACCGGAGTGGGAACCGGATTAGCAACACCCTCAGCACTTACTCCCACTATTACGAACTTTCCGCCTAAGTCAGGCAGTTCACTCGCTTGAACATACTCGTGTTCTTCAAATATGTTATTAAATCTTATGTATGCAGAACCTCTTCCGGATGTCACAATAGGATCAAACGGAGGTACTGCAAATTCTTTAATGCCGATCTCGGATGTCTTTAGAATATAACTAGGTTTGCCTGTATACACCCTAAGCATTTCAATAGCAAAACTAGGATATATGTTTCCTTCAACAGCGACTGCTAGTGGATATGTTCTCGTCTGATTGTCTGCTTGTGGCTCGCTTGCTACTACGCCAATGCCTGCGGCTGACTTCTCTAATATATCAATATTCGTTACGAGATTCGGCCATGTCAGCAAGTAGTCCGTAGCGGATACTGGGCCTATCGTTGCTGTACCAATATGAGGACCTGTACTCTTTATTCCTCTGCCAGATGGGGTCTGGGATAAAACTACCCCGTTCTCCGACATCCAACTTGACAAAACTGCGTCCCCGCCAAATCGGTCTGTTTCCGGAAACATAATCGTTAAACCAATTATTCCAGCGTTCTTGCTCCGCAAATCTGATATCAACTGTGCTATGTTCTGTCTTGGCCATGCCCATTGCCCCCATTGTTGTAAACTTTTTTCGCCAATGTTAATTATAACAACTTCGTTGCTTTCTTTTTTAACATCTAATTGTTGTAATGCATCGAATGTTTGACTACGCAAACTCTGTAATGGTGTAGGGTCGGCAACTCGTAAAGTCGTTAATAGTAATATAGATATTGCTACGGTCCAGCCGCTTAGTAACCATTTCATTAATATATTTATCAAAAAAAAGCACACCGTAGTGTGCTTTTGTTATTCGCATTCCTTGGGATTTTTAGAACAATACATCATAATACTGCGTACTATAACTTTAATGTCTTGTTCAGCAATTTCTTCATCTACCTTCCTGGCTGATGAAGTTACTACTTTCCCTCTGGCTTTGCTTTTGGTTCTTGCAATGCATCGGTTTGTTTATCTACTTCAGTCGCAACGGTGTCAATTACACCTGTAGCGGCTTGTGCCGCTGTGCTTGTGATACTAGATACATCTGTTAATACTGCTCCTGCTATTGTAGAAACTGCATTAACGGATCCATCTACTACGCCTGTAGTAAACTCTTTCCCACCTTCAATTACTGCGCCAACTGACGCACATGACGGAAGAAAAACAACAAAACCGAGGACTGCTGTAATAGATAGTAATCTATTCATAGCGTTCTCCTTAGGTTGTCGAAAAGGTTAACCCTTTTACAAAGTTTATTTATGCAAATTTGTTGGCGCAGATCAATGAAATACGTGATTCACTTGCGTTTTAGTCCTGTGTTATAGACACACTACATCCGCCAACTGTTTGGCAGTTTTGGAATAGTGTGTATGACTGATTACCTGATCCTGTTTGTAGCAAGTTCAAACTTGTAGGGTACGAACCATCAAGTGTTACTGTTGCGGTGTGATTACCGCTATTGTTTTGTTCAATGGCAACAGAATTGCTGTTGCTGTCAACGTTTAAAGTAAGTGTCTTGTTACCATTGGCCCATTGCTGTGCAAATACATTGTTGCTGTTACCATGTATGTCTACAGTCATATTATGATTAGTACTAGTGCTATCCATTTTTTGACCACCTTTAAAACTATTACTACTGCCGTGAATGTCTAATCGGAGAAAGTTGCCACCTGGTTCCCAGTTATCATAATCAAATGTTGTATCGCTAGGGCCTGTTAGATAATAGCCTTGCCCAAATAAAACGGTGTTACTGTTGCCCCATATATGAAATTGAGCCTCGTTTGGATTACATGTTGTAAAACTACATTTTTGCTGAATGTGTATGTTATTATAATTGCCGTCTAAGTCTCCGCCCCATGCTTTACCACTGCCCCAAGAATCTGTCCAACTGATATCATTGTTGTTGCCTTCTTGTATCAGCACCAACGTATTGTCAGTTCCACCTACACTAAGGAAAACTTCGTTATTATGGCCTTCCTGTTTTACTTCAAATGTGTTGGAAGTATCAAAAGTAGCTAATCCTAAATCTACATCAATACTGTTATTGTATCCTTCCTGTAAGATACCAATAACAACGTTGTCGCCAGTCTGGTCTATAAGCACTTCGTTGTCAGCACTTGCTACTTGTTCTGCAAATACAAGTCCTGCTACTAATATAATTGTCTGTAATATTTTAATCATTTTGTGTAATACTAATGTATATGCCGTCACAACTGTTTAGGCATATTAAGTTTTCTCCTACATCTGAGTCAAACAATTCAATTCTTGCTTGACTACCTTTTTCTAATTTAATTCCAATTTTGTTTGATACTTGTCTTAAAAAGAATACTTTACCATCGTAATCTGCAAACGTATTAAACTGCGTACCTGGATCGTTACCAAAGCGTGTGCCTATTAGTTTGTCGGTGCCGTCACCTTGATTGTTAAGTTCTTCGCCTAGCGAATCTATATTATCCTCTAGGATGTCTAATAAATCATTTAAGAATTCAACATCTAAAAAATCTATATCTAATTCTGTAAATTCATAATTATCTGCCGTATTAGATTCCAGTCCTTCTATATCTAGCAAGTCCTGGTCTAGCCCGTTAAAAGTTAGAAGTCCGGCGCTACCTTTTAACTCGCTTTGTTGTTCCTCAACTGCCTCTTTAATTTCTACAGGTTCGCTTACAATGAACATATTGTCAATCATATTTAAATCTAAATTAACAAGTGTAACCGGAGTGGTCGGTATAGTCTCAAAAGTGCTTACCATTACTGCCTGGTATGCTTCTGTGAGCACTTGAGTTCCGCCTGCATTAGTGACTGTTATACTCCCACTAGGTGCACAACCTTCTTCTAGTGATACCTTATCAGTACAATTATCGTCTGGTAATAGTATTACTAGGCTTCTACCCAGTTCATCGACTGTGGTAGTAAAATCTGTTCCCCTTATGCCTATACTTGCTGTAGGAGTTTGTATTGTAATGTTCTCTCTGGGTACTAAACCTAAGCCGCCTGTGGCAAATCTTGCTGTACCTGACACAAAATTTAATGCCATTTTGCTTTTACTTGGGTTCGGGTCGTACACATATTCGTCGATGACCATGTAAGTGTGTTCTGTTAAACTCACTAGTGTATCATCGACAAATTTAATTTTCAATCGTCCGTTCTTTGTTTCTACTTCATCCATACTAGCAATCTCTTCGTTTAAAACTGCTCGTATGTTTTCTTTATTTCGTTGTATTTGTGCTACACTTCCAGATTGTTCAAGCACTCCGCCGATTGAGCCGACGGAGGCTTGCACATTAAACGCAAACAAAAGCATAAATGCTAATGTACTAGTCTGTCTGCTTAACACTAACTGACGCATTTTCACTATTTATATTTAAATTAATGACACCGTTACAAGCAGGTGAGCATGTGGTTGTCATATCTTGTATAAATTGGAAATCACCATCGCTACCGTCTAATTCCACAGTTAATAGATGTGCGTCATTGCCTTGTTGCTTTGTGGCAAACGCATTGTCTGATCCTGTGATATCAAAGTTCCAAGTGTTGTAACTTGAATCAATTAAAATTCCTGACATAGTCTGTGTACCAGTAGAATTGTTGCCAGAGCCTGCGGCCCAAACTTTACTATTAGTAAAACTAGTTGAGAAATCGTTTCTTGATCCGAGTACTACTAGATCCATATTTGAACTTTCAGCTGTGTTGTTACCACCAATATCAATATCAAAAAGGTTACTGTCGCCAGTAATGTTTGATAAAATATCAGTATAATCACTACTGCCTGTAGCACCAATATTCATATCCCAGATATTGCTGTTACCCTGAAAGTAAAAATCTAATACACTTGACCCTGATCCATCGAGTACCCAAGATCCGAAGATCTCGTTTAAATTACCGTCTTGGATTAGATCTACAATTAAACTACCGCCTGTGAGAGTTAAATCAGTACCCTGACTTGTATCTCCAGATAAACTGTTACCGTAGCCTGCTTGTAAAACTGTTAAGGTTAAGTTGTCACCAACTTGATCTATTAAAACTTCATTATCCGCTGACGCAAGGTCAATTGATAATATCCCTGTTATAGCGAAGACGGTTAATAATGTATTCTTAAAAAATTTATTTGTCTTCATAACTTACTCCATATATGGTTAATTAAGATTCCTTTTTGTAAAAAATTTTCTTTACAATAGAATCATCGTTCTTGTTGAGTTTAGATTTCGTTTCGTTACTAATAGGGTCTTTAAGTAACTTAATAGACTCCCTCGTCCAATATGCCTGTTCTTGCTCAGCCACTAGTTGGTCCCAATTTTCTGGGTAAACTATTTTCCAAAATCCTCTCTCGTCACCTTGTTCAACAAGAGCTAAAACAGAGGCTTCAATCGCTGAACGAACACCCCATGTTACACTCTCATTTTCTGTCAAACCACTTTCTATTTCAAGCAATTTAGTGTCCATGTCAAGGAACTTGAACACATCGCCGGCTTGCCCTACACTTAGAATGGTCTTGTATGTCTGTACGTTCAATATCACTTCGCCTGTAAGTGTACTTACTGCTCTCAATGATACCACTACACTATCTCTTCGGTATTGGTTTGTTGTCCCTATACCAAGATATCTTGCACCTGAGCCACCTGTTTCGATATTCGAGTCATAACCTACAACTCCTCCTTCTAATATCATCCCAGCAAATAATAATGGCTGTACTTGCTGTGCGGGGTCGCTATCTTTGGCATATGATTCTCTTGTACTTCGAATAATCTGCCTTTCCCGCACTAAATTATCTAATCCTAATCCTCTTTCAACGACACGGAACCAAGTACCCTTAGGGTCTTTTCCAGCGCCTGCCGCCTTAAGAGCGTCAATTAGTAAATCCTTTGCACCTTGTGTTACGGCTGTGCTAAAACTTGCCGCTCCGTCCGAACTTAAACGTTGTCCTGTTAAGTCTGCGAATTGGTAAACTGCTACTACTGGCATTGTTTCCGCAGGAGGTAGGTAACGTAACTTTCTATAAGTTGGGAGTTCTACTTGCTGTGGTTCTTCAATGCATTCTAAAAAATCAGCCTGGCACTGCTTGTCACCTGGTATAGCAATACTGGCACACCCAGTAGTTAGCAATAATGCCACTACGGCAAAAAGTTTATAAAAATCTTTCACTATCCGCCGCCGATACTGCCGATGCCAATCGGTATTTCTATCTGTGTTATTGTGCCATCTGGAGAAACAATAGTAAGTCTCATTACTTCTAATCCATCGTCACTTATAACTATTTGGTAACTTACATTATTACCTTCAATTGTAAAATCACCTGAGTCTGAACCTGTACACTCTACTACAGTAGCCGGATCACAAAACATGCTGTCAACTAATCCTTTAGAGATTTGAGCGTATATTCTACTCTCTAAATTTCTAATGAATTTGTTAATTGTGCTGTTTGAGTCTGCTCGCTCTGCCGCTTTAAGTGCCGATTCAATGTTGTCTGCAATTTTGTCCCTACGACTTTTCTCTTGATTCTCAATCGTAAGGTAATGTGCTCCAGTTCCAATGCCGCTGAAACTCGGAGACTTAAATTTATGTGTTAGTTGGTCTGCTTGTACACTTGGTGCAAGAGCAATTACAAAATAGCCAACCGCTATTAATAAAAACTTACTCATTTTTTAACTTCCTGTTGTTTTTGTTCTCTAAGTGCAGTCTTTTCTTCTGCATCTTCTAGAACTTCTTGTCTCTGTCTGTACTCTATTACAACGTTTACTTTTTGTTGTAATCGAATCATGTCTTGATCAAGCATCCTCGTCTGATCAATAACTCTTATTAACGCCATATGCATGTTGCCTAATGCAGGTTTAATTTCTGAACCTATAAAGCGCCATACATAAAAAATAAAATATCCCAATCCCACTGTTGCTACTACTGGGTAGCCGTGGTCGGATATCAGTTGAGCCATATCCATTAGTCTCGCCTCACATCTAATTTGCCGTCTTCAACAAAGTTTTCGGCTCTTGCTATACGTTCAATGTCTGGTCTTAAATTCAATGCACTACTAACAAGCAAGTCGATTTTTATCATCTCATTGCTCATTGTTCTTGCTCGGCCTTCTAGGCTTTTGCAGAACATAGTGAGTGTTTCAATTTGACCGACAATGCCGGCAAGCATTTGTTTAATTATGAGGAATATAAAAAAGCCCATCGTTAGGGAGCCTGCTATGGGCAACCCAACTTCGCCTATAAGTTTAAAAATGTCTTCCATTCACTTCACCTGATTTTATTATTTTATTATTATCTAAGTGTGTGATATGTGTTATGTAAATGTATTTATCGTTTAGCTAGTCTAATTATTTAAACTCTGCCGTGTTTAAGCACAAAAAATTACCAGTTGCATAAATACCTGTTGTAACACAACTGTAACATAGCGTTTGATTAGTTGTAACATTCCTCATTCGAGGTGAGGTTACCCCAAACATGTGTGCATGTGTGTAACATCACATTTTAGGAGAATAATATGGTGAACCCAATAGGGACAGTAGCCATGCTAACTCACAGTTATGCATCGCTTTACTTCCGCAAATTTGATAACATGATGAAAACCGGTAACTTGGTTAATATAAGTCAACGGGTATTTCTTTAATCAAAAAAAAGGGAGTTAACTACTCCCCTTTTTAATCCAAACTTTAGCATTTAATAGCCGTAAAAAAAGGAAGGTTTTAACACCTCCCTTTAGTGTGACGCCTTGCAACATCACGAGCCTAAGGTAGTTAGGATTCTTTACATCATGTTAACTAATACTTCAATAACTGCTTCGCCACCTTCAGAAGATTCAACTGCTTTACCAATTATTCTTCCTGCTTGTGCTTCGTTATTTGATTTAGCCATACCGTTTCCTGCGGAAACCATCAAGTCACCTTTAGCAACTGGTCCAGTAACCTTAGTAGGTACTCTTCCTGTTAATGCTACATATTGACCTTCGCCGCCTGCATTCATCATGTATGCTGGATCTGTACTAATAACACCTGCAACTGCATGACAGTTTTCACTATCACATGCAGTAATTTCTTTTTCACCGCCAAACATAACAACTGTACCAGCATCTAGTTCTGCATCACTTTCGTATTTCTCAGCCAAATCCGCAAACTGCGCCGAACTTGCTGTTCCTTGGAAAGTTACTGCGTATACTTCATTATATCGTAAAGAACTTGAACCTAAGTCAATTGAGTTATCTGTACTTGGAGTAAATGTTCCACTATGTGAATCAGTTGCATCGCTTCTCATGAAACTTGCACTACTAATTCCGTCTAATGTATCTGCATCTACATTCAATGCGTCTACAAAAGCATTAGTAACTCTAGTATCAATCAGTGAGTTAACTCTTGCACTAGTGTGGTACTGGTTAGTTCCTTCAGTTAGATCGGCTGTATCAAATGCACCCATGTTCACTGACATTGTAGCACCACTAATAGTAATACCTGTACCGGCATCTAACCAGGATAAAGCACTTGCACTGTCGTCCCAGAACGCAATTCTATCATCGTTTGGATCTGTTAAGTTCTCTAAACCTAAGTGGCTTAATGATACTGTAACTGCGCCGCTTGAACCGCCGCCTGTTAAACCAGTTCCTGCTGTAACACCTGTGATATCACCAACATTAGTTGTCCAGCCACCGTAGTTGCCTAAGTCATTACTGAAGTCACTTAGTGTGATTTCGCTAATAAGTTTACGCTTCTGTACACCACTGTCTAGTAGTACCATCTCATCTGCTGTACCAACAACTGCATCTGTCATATCTGTTAGTTCTGAAAGGTCAACGTTTAGTGTAACTGCACCACTTGTGCCGCCACCGTCTAACAATGTACCTGCTACAACACTTTCAATATCACCTGCGTCATTTGTGAAGCTAATAACACCAGTTGTGCTGTTGTATGCCAAGTCACCACCTGCACTAATTAAGCCTCTGACTTCTGCATCAGTTCGCTCTGTTGGTGTTGTGTAACTAATTACACCAGTTGAACTATTGTATGCTATATCGCCACCTGCGGATACTGCCGCTCTTGCCGCGTCAGTTGCGTCTGCATCATTGTACATAGTAGGATGACTAAAACTGAAAGCACCTGTTGAGCTATTGTATGATAAGTCTCCGCCAGCACTAACAAGTCCTTTTACATGAGAGTCGTCTAATGCTATAGTGATAGCGCCGGTTGCACCGCCGCCTGTTAAACCATTTCCTGCTGTAACACTTTCAATGTCACCTGCGTCATTTGTGAAGCTAAAAACACCTGTGCTGTTATTATAGCTGATATCGCCTGATGCTGTAAACAATGCTCTAACATCTGAGTTAGCAATTTGGATATCGTCTGCATTTGCAGTAATACCAAATCCGCCTGCAACGTTAAGTGTAACATCACCTGACGTTCCGCCACCAATCATACCAGCTCCAGCTACAACACTTTCAATATCACCTGCGTCATTTGTGAAGCTAATAACACCAGTTGTGCTGTTGTAACCTAAGTCACCAGAAACACTAATTGCCGCTCTTGCTCTTGCCGTTGTGTGATAAAGGTTAGTTGAACCTTCGCTTAAATCGTCTGTATCTGCAGAAGCTAATTTGGTATCCCAACGTCCTGTTGTATAGTATAAGTTAGTTCCTTCAGTTAAGTCTGTAGTTGATTGTGCAATCTTAGTGTACGCACTACCGTCTGTAGTAATTTCCCACTGATCACTTGTTTCGTTCCACTGAATGTTTACATCTGCACTACTGCCTCTGTCAACTGTAAGACCTGCGTTCTCTGTTGGAGCGCCGGAAGTACCGTAGTTCAAAGTAATAATGTTATCTTCTAAGTAAATTGTTTCAGTATTAACTGTTGATGTTGTACCGTTAACAGTAAAGTCACCGTTAAATATAACATCGCTACTAAATGTCTTTGCACCACCAATAGTTTGAGCGCCTGCTGTTCTTACAACAGTAGCATCAAGGTTAAGTGTGCTTGAATCGTTATCAATACCGTCACCGCCAGTAAGATAAGATGTGCCGTCTACATACGTTTTGTTTGTAGCATCGCCGGCAACTGCTGGAGCACCTACGTTATTAATGTAGTTACTACTTGCATTGATGTTACTTGATAACTGTAATCCGCCTGTGCCGCCTAGTGTTTTAGAAGCATCAAACAACATGCTCGATTGTGCGTTAATTACGCCAGTACCTGATGCGTTTAATTCAACATCACCTGAACCGGATGTCTTAACTGCAACGTTCTGATCTGCATCTGCACTAATTGTAATTGTACCTGCGTCATCTTCTAATACTTTCTGTCCGTTAACATATAAAGAACCTGGACCAACATAAATGTCTTTCCACATCATTGTTGTAGAACCCAAATCGTATGTTACGTTTGCTGTTGGTATTAAGTTGCCTGCCATGTTTTCATAGTCTAAAGCAACAGTAATGTTACCAGTGGCTCCGCCGCCTGTTATACCTGATCCTGCTGTTACACCTGAGATGAAATCTTCATCTGTTAATGCAATAACACCTGTGCCTTGCGTATATGTAATACCTGTTCCACCACTAACAGAAGCTCTTGCTCTTGCTGTGCTGAAATATACGTTTGTTGAACCTTCTGCTACGTCATCTGTTTCGACTGCGTCAACGTATGCTTTAATTGATTCCGAACTTGAAATTGTTGTTGCTGTAGCTGTACCCATCGAATCATCATCGATTAATGCACTACCGCTTATCCCAGTGTTTAAAACTGGACTAGTTAATGTTTTATTTGTTAAAGTTTGCGAGTCTGTCAAAGTTGCAACAACTGAGTTGTCGATATTAATTGTAGCGTCACCGCTAGTAGTACCACCAGATAAACCTGTACCTGCTACTACGCTTGTAATATCTCCATCACCAAATGCTGAAAGCTCTGAGAATTTCGCTAACCTATGTCCGCCGCTTGTTGAGCCGTCGTGGACAATAACGGTAGATAAGTCTGTATCGACTGTAATCTCACCGACCAAACCTGTAAAACTAGCGGTTTGAGAAGTGTTACCTCGTCTCCATTGAATTGCTGTGGCCATCGTATTCTTCCTATTTTTATGTTCTACGTTTATGTAGTCTAGACATTCCGTCGAGTGCCTAGTCATAATTAATGCTAACGCATTATTTATAAACAGTATTTATCGAGAAAGTTAGAAAGGGGTGTGTTTTAAAACACTAAACTACTATTTCTTCTAGTAAAGTGATTTATTATTAATGACAACAGTAGTAAGGATGAAATTCAAATAGCGATAATCCTGTTTCGTAAATGCAAGATGGCGATCATATACAGTTAATAGCACTGCCTTGTGTAAAATCAACTGTGATAAACTAGGTCTGTCTGGTAGCAATGGATTGACTTCATACAAATTTCCATTTTGTCTCAATCCACTATAAGTAGTGTACACATCTAGAGCATTGATAGCATACCAATACATCTTAGCCTTACGACCATCTTCATAATGTTTGAGACGAAGAGTGGTGTCGAAAGGTTTAGTAAATACCAATTCTGGTTCTTTTGGTGGATTGAATATACTTAGTGGGTTTAACCTATTAGTAAATATTAATTCCGGTTCTTCTAGTACAGGCATTGCTAAAACGCTTGCTGAGAACATAGATAATAATACACCGATTATAATAAATCTCATTAACTTGTTATCCGATTTTTATACTACGATTTCAATTACGCCTTCGCCTATTTGTAGGAACTCGCCGACTGCTTTGCCTACAATACTTGCCGCAGGAGTTTGATATCCTCTAAACGGTGCCGCTTTTGCAAAGCCTTTTGTACTACTTGCTATGAGTACATCACCTTTTCTAATAGGCCCAAGCACTTTACACGGAACTCTTCCTCTAAGTGCAACTGCTATAACATTCGTGCCTTCTAGTTGAGCATTCATTAAGTATGCTGGATCTGTTGAAACAACGCCTGCTACTGCTGGTGTCCCTTCTCTAGTAACTGCTGTTACTTCATTGGCTCCACCAAATTCAACAACTGTTCCTGGAGTATAAGATTCGTCTGCAACATATCGCTCTGCCAAATCCGCAAAATTCGCCGAACTTGCTGTTCCTTGGAAAGTTACTGCGTGTACTTCATTGTATCGTAAAGAACCTGATCCTAAGTCAATACTGTTGTCTACTGCTGGTGTAATAGTATGAGTATGCGTGTCTGCCGCATCGCTTCTCATGAAACTTGCACTTGAAATACTATCCAATGTATCAGCATCAACATTTAGTGCATCGACGAATGCAGTGGTAACTCTACTGTCTACTAGTGTATTAACTCTTGCCGCTGTGTGGTACTCGTTTGTTCCTTCACTTAAATCACTTGTACTAGCCGCTGTAATTCTTGCATCTGCTCTGGCATTTGTAAAGTATAAGTTGCTCGTACCTTCAGTTAAACTATCTGTGTTAGGTAATGTTGCACTTACTCTTGCATCTGCTCGGGTATTTGTAAAGTATAAGTTAGTTGATCCTTCACTTAACGCATCCGTATCTTTTGCTGTAAAGGCAGTATTAAATCTACCTTGGGTATAATATAAGTTAGTTCCTTCACTTAAATCACTTGTACTAGCCGCTGAAATTCTTGCATCTGCTCTTGCATTTGTATAGTATAAGTTGCTTGTACCTTCAGATAGGTCGTCTGTAGTTTTACTGCTTAAATCTAGCGATCCACCAACTACGCCAAGAACCGCTGTATCAACGTATGCTTTTGTTGATTCTGCTGATGGTATGTTAGTTGCAGTTGCACCAGTAAATGCATCTGAATCTAGTATTGCATTTGAAATTCTTGCATCTGCTCTTGCATTTGTATAGTATAAGTTTGTTGAGCCTTCTGATACATCATCTGTATCGCCACTTAATTCGCTAAGTGCATCTTTTGTATCTACCTGTGCATCAACGTATGCTTTAACAGATTGCTGTGAAGGAATTCTAGTAGCACTGTTAGTTACCATGCTATCTTCGTCAATTAATGCGTTAGTTATTCTAGCGTCTGCTCTTGCATTTGTATAGTATAAGTTAGTGCCTTCACTTAAATCGGCAGTGTCAGCCGCCGCAATTTTAACATCAAATCTTGCATCTGCTCTTGCGTTTGTAAAGTATAAGTTAGTTGAACCTTCACTTAAATCGTTTGTATCAGATGCCGCTAATTGAGTTGCAAACCTACTATCTGCTCTAGCGTCTGCTCTTGCGTTTGTAAAGTATAAGTTAGTTGAACCTTCGCTTAATGCATCAGTGTCAGACGCTGTAATTCTTGCATCTGCTCTTACATCTGTATAGTATAAGTTAGTTCCTTCACTTAAATCACTTGTTGACTTAGCAGTAAATCCTGCGTCTACTCTAGCATCTGCTCTTGCCTCAGTATAATATAAATTTGTATCTTCTGTAATATTGCTTGTATTGAAATCTGTAAAGTCTAATGCAATTTCATCTGCACTAGCAGTAATACCTTTTCCGCCTATAACGTTAAGTGAAACGTCTCCGTCGGAGCCACCGCCTGTTAATCCTGTGCCTGCTGTTACGGCTGTAATGTCGCCTGTGTCATCTGCATCAATTGTAAATGTGTTTGCAACATCATTATATGTTACAGTGATGTTACTACCACCAACTACTAGCCCATTTACTCTGTCGTCAAGTGCTTCGTCGAAGTCACTAACTTGCGATGCTGTAATACTAATCGCTTGGTGGCTTGCGGCTGTTAATTGTCCTTGTGCGTTAACAGTGAGTGTTGGTGTTTGTGAAGCAGTACCATATGTACCTGCTGTAACACCTGAATTTGTTATTGCTATATCGTTTGCATTAACTGTTATACCAGTTCCTGCTCCAATGTCTAAAGTTACGTCACCCGATGTGCCGCCTGTAATAAGACCTGCGCCTGCTACAACACTTGTAACATCGCCATCTAAGTCTGCGGCAACTGTTAACGTACCAGCGGCATCATCATATGTTACACTGATGTTTGCACCGCCTACAATTAATGCGCCTACTCTGTCGTCAACTCTCTCGTTTGTAAAGTATAAGTTGTCGCCTTCTGTAACGTCTGTTGTTGTCAATGCTTGACTTATTACACCGGTTGTGTTATTATAAGTTATATTACTTGCACCACTTACCAATGTTCTAATGTGAGCATCGTTTGTTGATACAGTGATTATGTCTGCACTGTTAGAGCCGGCATTTGCCATGCTAATACCTGTTCCAGCTGATAGCTGTTTCAAGTAATAAGTTGATCCACTTAATGGATTAGTAATAGCGTGGTCACCTGTACCGTCACCTGGGTGTATTGTACTAACAGTTTCAGCTGAAAGTTCAATAATTCTATTGTTTTGTACACCTTTTAATTTGTTATCATTGTCATCGTAGAACATTGTACCGTTAACTAGTAAGTCGGTTGGCGTATGCCTTGGACCTAGTTGTATAGCACCGTCTACTGTTAATCTTTCTAATGGTCTCGAACCAGTAGTAAATGTACTACCGTCACCTGAATTATTTGCTTGGTCTGATTCTGTGGACTTGTCGTAAACATTTGTAAAGTTTGTTACATTAGCAAAGTCGCCGACGAATGCTGTTGTTTTGCCCCAGTTCTGATAGTGAGCTCTTGCTACACCAATTTCTGTGCTGGCATATCCTGCTACTGCATTAATGTTACCTGTTGCTTCTGCACCCAAGTAAGTATCGGTGGTGTCACTGGCACCTGTTACTACAAATATATTCGACCCTGTGAATGCCATTGCTGACACCGACGTAGCACCTGTTAATGCACCGATTGTGCTTTTGTAATGATACTGTGGCACATTTGATATAAAACTCTGTGCCGCGGCAAATGTTGCGTTTGCGGATTTGGCATGCACTATATCGCCAGCCGAAGTTATCTTACCTGTACCTTGTTTTCTGCCTTCCGTTTCACCTGCATCGATTCCTCTAGAAAATACTACGTCACCGTGTATAAACAAGTTACCATTTCTGGTCTGATTATCTGCTGTTGCGTTTGAATCTACAAACCCAGGTAAACTTGCTGAACCAGTTGCTGAACCATTAAAACTGCTAGGTACTGTGAACGTTGTTGCGTTAATAACTGTTGCAATAAATATGCCGTGCGTTGCCACATCACTAGTATTATAAATGGCGTATGATTCGCCTGTTGTAGCTCTGTGAGCTGTAGGTGTTACAATAGTAGTTGTTGTTCCATCGCCTACTAGTGTGCTTACTTTTCCACTTACAGTTTGTTCGCCTTCATGCAGTACTGCATATGAATGGTCAAACTTTACAGTGTTAATGAATAGATTTTGTGTATCATCTAGATTACTAAATGCTACTGTGTTGTTCGCTGTTGCTGGACTTGCCAATGATGCCGATTCCGCAGAAACAATTAGTCCGTTAGCAAGTTTAGTAGACAAGTTAAATGAGTATGAAGCGCCAATATTAAACGTCTTGGCTACTTTTCCATCATCTGCATAACTTTGCAAATTAGTATTTGCTGTGTCAACATAACTTTGCATATTAGTATTTGCTGTGTCAACATAACTAAGCATTTCAGAGTTTGCTGTGTTAACATAACTAAGCATTTCAGTGTTTGCTGTGTCGACATAATTCTTTGTGGCGCCGTCTTGTGCCGCTGTAGGATCTACAACACTTACAATTTTATTTGTGCCTAAGTCTAGGTCACCTATCATTGCAACGTTACCCTGCTTAAATATAGCATTTGAATTTGTGTTAGATATACTTGCTGTTAGTACGTTACCAATGTTGTTATCATCTATTAATGCGTTTGCAATCTCACCTAAAGTATCTAGTGCCGCCGGAGCATCACCTAACACTGTTGCAATTCTGTTTTCAACATATTGTGTTGTTGCAACTTTCGTTGTTGTATCGCTGTTTGCTTGAGTTGTTGCTGTTACCGTTGCGCCTGTTAAGTCAACTGTGCCAGTAAATGTTGTATCTTTAGAAATTGTTTGTACACCTGCGGTGTTTGTTCTTACAACTGTAGCATCTACATCAATTACACCTGAAGCATAATCAATACCGTCACCACCTGACGAGTGGGCTCTAACTTCTGTAGCACCTGGACCTGTGTAAGTAATTACACCAGTTGAACTATTATAAGCCGCACTTCCGTCTCCACCAGCGTCTGTAACACTAATATGTGCTCTTGCTTCTGCGGCACTCGGGCCTGTATAAGTTATTATACCAGTTGAACTATCATATGCTAAACTACCATCGCCACCTGCATCTACATGGCTTACTAATGCTCTAACTTCTGTGTCAAAGTCTGTAACTTGCGTATGAGGTATTGCTATGTTTTGATCCGCCGCCGCTGTTAGTTGTCCTTGGTCATTTACAGTGAACGTAGGTACTGCTGTAGCACTACCAAAACTTGCACCTGTAATAGTATCAGTGATGTTGAAAACACCTGTAGCTGACGTGTACGTGAGTCCTGTGCCTGCACTAACATTACCCTGAATAGCTAAGTCTAAGTCTGTAACCTGACTTGTTGCTATCTGTATTGACACATTAGATGCGTTAGTTAATCTACCTTGCTGGTCGACTGTTACTTGTGGTATAGAATCTGCTTGTCCGTATGTTTTAGGAGTAACGGCTGTGTCGCCTAATTCTAAAATAACTGCGGCATCTTCGCTACCACTGTTTGTTACTACTAATCTACCGTTACCTGAATCTGCTATTGTGGCAACATAGTTACCCGTTGTATCTGTGCCGAGTGCTACTGCATTTGCTTGTACTGTTGTAGCCGCTATGGCTATTGTAACATCAGTTTGTCCGTCAAATGCTATTGAACCTGTACCAACAACATCACCTGTCAATTGGGTTGTAATTGTTCTTGGAGTAGTTAACTTATCTGCTATATTGGCTGTGCCTGACCATCTAGTTGAAGTAAGGGTCGAGCCGCCTGTAAAAATTACTGACTTGTCATTTGGCAGAGTAATGGATTCAGCAAAGCCTGTTTCGCCTGTTACTGTTAATCCACTGTTAACTGTTAAG